ATTTCCAAGTTGTACCTAAACCTAAGTATTTAGTTCCACCCAAGGCTACCCAAGCATGTAAAGCTCTGCAAGTTCCTAAAAAAGTATTAAGATTTTCTTTTGCCCAGCCGCCAAATTTTTCTGGCAAACCTTTTCTAAATCTTACAAGATTAATATCAAACCAACCGCCCTCATTACTATAATCAGTTCCTTCTCTATTTACCCCTGGTTTGAATAATGTTTTTTGTAACGCCATTTTATATGTGTTCCCAACTTTTACCCTCAAACATCAAAGCTTCTGCCTCTCTTCTTCTTGTAAGACCAGCCAAAACCTTGCCTTTTGCTTTGTTCCATCTTTTCATTTGCGCGGGAACTTCATCGTATTTTCCCTCATTTAAAACTCTAAGCATGCTAGACCTTTTTAAATTGTTTGGCCCTAAGTTATATGTCCAAGAAACCAAAGAATCGAATTGTGATTGATTCATTGGGACAGTTACCAATGAATTAACATAATGTTCATACTCGTCATCAAGCTCACGCCATAACATAAAGTCTGCTTTTTCTTCAGTCCACTTATCATCTTCTTGTACATCTTTGGTATGGCCATATCCTATAGTCCAAACCCCCGCAGCACATTTATATGCCTCAAGCTCACAGCCTTCAAATTTTTTTATAAGCTCGAAGCCTTCGTCTGAAGTGTGCATTAATTTCCCAATACAATTGTTATAAAAGCAATTAACAAAGTTCCTATAAAACCGAAAGTTCCAAACATTGCTATTCTTAGCGTTTTGTTTAAATCGTTCATTTCTTGTTTTATTTCTGCTGTTTCGCGAAATATAGTCTTCCATCTTTCCTCACATTTTGCTTCATGCGATTTTAAATCTGATGCAACTGATTGAACTGTAGTTTTATTCGTCATTTTTTTTATCACCCGTATTGGATGCTCCAAAGTAAAACGATATAACTGCTGATGCCAACCCACCTAAATATCCTAACACTAAATTAATTAAAGCTTCAGAGTTTTGCTCAGGTGGTTGTAAGGTTACTAAAAATATATAACCCATAAATCCACCAACAACAAAAGTACCCATAATTCTTGCTGTCCAATCTTTGTTAAAAGTTTTTCTAGCGTCTTGTTTTTCTGCTGTTTCTAATCTGAATATATCTACATCTAGCTCTTTCATTTGAAGCTCAAAACCTTGTTCAGCTTTTTTAAGCTCTAACATTTGTTCTGGAGTAGCCTCTTGTATAGCTTTGTTAATAGATTTTGGATCTGCTTGACATCCAAGCACACCAGCAATAACGGACGCTGCTTGACCACCTAACGGCCCACCTAACGCTGATCCTAAAGTTGGAGCAAGCGCTCCTACTACATTTTTAATTAAACCAAATTTCATAATTACCCCGCTAATGGATTTTTATCATTCATCTTTGCTTCTATCTTATCTACTTCTTTGTTTAAAGATTGAATGTCAGCTTTAATTGTAGCTATATCTGTTTTTATTTCAGTAACATCTGGAACAGAAATGCCGTCTATTTGTTTTTCTAAATACTGTACAGACTTTTCTATACCTGCAAATCTTTCCTCAATAACTTTTTGTTTTTGTTTGGTGTCACCTATACCGCCTATTTTGGCTTCTAGATTATCCAACCTATTCACATACTGAGCGCCTTGATAGCCGAAGCCAGCAAGCGTTGTAACAATACCAACGAGGGCTATGAGTTGCGTTGTTTTATTTTCAAACCAATTCATTTCAGTCTCCTATAATGTTGGCTGTAATTGTTTTAATTCAGTCAAAGTTTTTATACTTTGTCCTGCCAACCCATAAAAAGCCGCAGTATTATCTGAAAGGTTGCTATTAGTATAAATGTTTTTTGACTCATACCAAAATTCTTTTTTAGGTATGTATACAGCTCTGTAATTATTAAATCCTGGTAAAAAGCCCATAACCGCTATAATAGCGTTTTCTGAACCATACTCTCCAGTTTCTTCTTGTTTAGCTGCAACTTGTTCTTGAGCTGTCTGTAAGTTTTGAGCAATAATATTTTCAACGGTAGTTTCTGAGTCAGAATCAACAGATGCAATAGACGTATCCATCTGATCTTGAGTTGTTTCTGTTGTTACACTCGCAACTGTTACTTCGGTTGTTACCGTTTCTGTTCCTACTGTTGTTGAGCCAAAAGAAGAATCTGATACAGACATACTGCTCATATTAAGAACTTGATTGGTTTGAGCTGTAGATGATGCAAACTGATCTGACATACTGGGTGAACTACTGGTACTAAAACCAGCGGTAGATGAGTTACTTACGGCATTTCCAGCAGCTACGCTATTGCCTGTAGCATGTATAGAATTACCAGCGTTAGTACCGCTAACACTCTGATTTGCGGTTCTTATTGTAGATGCAACCACCCTAAGGGCAACCTCTCTACTGATTGAGCTTTCACCCTTTGTATTTTCTTTTTCAGCAACTTGAAACTCTTCTTCAAATACATCTTCTTCTATAGTCTCTTCTCTTTCTATTCTTTCTTCTCCTATTTCAGCTTCAGCCAATCTTTCTTCTATAGCTTCAAAAACCTCCTCAACGGCCTCTTCCTCAAAAATTTCTTCTATAAACTCTTCCTCTGGGTCTTCTAATATTGCAACCTCTTCTTCTCTTCTTGTTTCTTCCTCAAACCATTCTTCTAATTCTTCAATAGTCTCTAGTTCAATAAAAGTTTCAGGCTCTCTAAAATCTTCTACTAAAAATGTTTCTTGGAAAATAAACTCTTCAATAATTAAATCTTCTACAGGAATAAATATTTCTTCACGCGGCATTTCAAAGTCTGGTATCAAGGGAAATGGATCTACAAACTCATCTTGACGAAACATTTCTTCAAAGATTATTTCTTCTTCAAACATAAACTCTTGTTCTTCAAAGTGCTGTTCATCAAACTCAAATACAAATTCTTCAAACATTTGTTCTTCTTCATAACCAAACTGCTCTTCTTCTTCGTAACCGTAATCAAATTGATCTTCTTGAAAGTAACTTATATCTTCTTGTTGCGTATAACCAGGGCAGAACGGCCCATACTGAGGATCTAAATCGCATTGCTGATCATCGTATGCGTCCCAATAATAGGGGCAAGACTCATCATAAAGAGAATTTATATTACATTGTTGCGTTAATAAAGCATCTGCATAACCGCTACAACTAGAATCATTTAAAGGGTTACTGCAATCAATACCGCTGCCAGATCCCCAACCAAACAAAGACCCACCATTTTCTAAATTAGTATTTTTATCTGAGCTATTCCAATCAATATTTACACAAGTGCTAGAGTTGGTTGAGCCTGTATTACATTCATCATGATAGTAATAAGTGTATGAGTCTTCTTTTTTAGATCCTACTTCACCTATAAGAACATCATGATTAATAATATCCAGATGACCATAACGCAAATCAAAAGAGTTATTGTTCCAAAGTATTATTTCAAAGCTGTTGTCTGATGCTCGGTTGTACTCTCTAAGGTCATACCAACCAAATATCATTTTGCTTGAGTCTCCCCAAGACTTCATACGAGAACCGCTATCTCTTATTAAGTCAGTCCAGAAAGCGTATATGGTATAGGTGTGCTGTCCGTTAATAGGGTCAGGAGTATAGTCATTGCAATAGCTACCACTATTCCCAAAATGCAAACATCCATTCGTTGCCATCCTTGCTTGGCTAAATGTAGAGCCATAGAAAGTAAAATCAAAAGAAAGGTCAATTGCAGGGCTAATACCATCATCAGAAACCTCGTATGCTAGCTCGCCCTCAAAGTTGTTAGCGTTTGTTTGTAGGTGGTATAAATCTTGACCTGACTCATAGGTGTATTGTCCATATACACTAAAGGATAACAGACTAGCTACTGCGTAGCATAGAATTCTTTTCTGCATTGTCTAGTAGTTTTAGTTTTTCTTGTATAGCTTTTTTTAACAAATCCCACTACATCTTTGTTTATTTTTTCTCTGTTGGGGTTGGAATCATGTGTGCATTTTTTTATAAATAACTTTTCTTGTTCTTTAACATCTGGTCTTTTAGATTTATTTTCAGCCCAAGCTAAAGTTGCTTCTGCGCCTATTTTGCCTCTGTAAGGACAAGGGGTACCAGCCATTTCCATAGCTTTAAATACTCTTTCATCTTGGCAAAGTATGCTAACGCTGGCTACTTTCATACCAGTATCGTAAAGATACTTAGATAGTTTTAATCGTTCGCAGTTTTCATCAGTTACGGTAGCTCCTGTAGAAAAACCAAATACCTGCCCCTGAAACGCACCAGAGCGGCCTACAGTACAAAGATCTTGCGAATAGGACATAATGCTTGGGGCTATCGCAGAAGCTGGAGGAGCCTTGCTCTTGACGTTTTGATTAATGGTTTGAGTAGAATTAGATTCGTTAATATTTCGGTTTGTATTATCAGATGTAGTGTTATTTTCGTTTACGTTTCGATTATCGGTCGTAACATTTGATTCTGAGGTTGACTGATTAATATTAGTGTTTTGATTCGTATTAGAGCTGGTCGAAGTCGAATTATTAGTGTTGGTAACATTCTGATTGACGGTTGAATTAACCGTTGAATTAGATGTAGAAGTCGAAGTATTGATGTTGTTATTCGTATTAGTGTTGTTCGAGGTCGAAGTGTTTACATTCGTATTTGAATTGGTCGAAACATTTGTATTGGAATTTGTATTGGTCGAATTATTGGTGTTAGTTGATACGTTGGTATTAGAATTCGTATTAGTGTTCGTATTAGTATTTTGATTGGTGTTGGTGTTTGTATTCGTATTTGTGGTCGTAGTTGTATTAACTGTATCCAAACTATTGTTTTCGCAATATTGAGTGCCGTTGACGCAAGCTGTACCAGACTGTTGAGAAGATTGAGCGCTAACATTTATAGACAAACCAATAACCAAAGTTACTAAAAAGCCAATAGCTGACCAAGCTATTATTCTGTCATGTTGTTGTTGCTCCTTGTCCATCTGGCTTATAAACTCCTAGTTCAATTAATTTAGCTCTGTTATTCATATGCTCTAATTTAATATCCTTTTTGCTTTGGCCTGTATATTTAACCGCCATATATTTTTCAATCATTTGCTGGTTAATATCTATCCCATCTACGATAACTGATGCCAAAACTCTACCGAATTTACCTTTAGAGTCTTTTAATTGCGTCTGTAAGATGACGTGCTTGCCATTTGATATGGCATCTTGTAAAAACTTAGCAGCTAGCTTACCTCTAGCCTTTTCGTCTTTGTCGCGAGTTCTCGACTCGGGAGTGTCAATACCGTATAAACGTACGCGACACTTATGATGAATATTAAAACCGAGATCCAGATCAGCGTCAATAGTATCACCATCAACAACTCGAGTGACTTTACAGCCATACTCATACATTATTTTTTCTTACGAGGTCGGCCTCTTTTTTTTGGAACTTTTGTATAAGCTTCGTTTATATTGGGAGTGCTAGGATCGTCAGCAACATACCTGCCTTTTTTATTCCTAGCTCTAACGGTTTCCATATCCTCTTTAAGAGGATTAGGTAGTTCTGCCGAACTAAGAGGCGTAAAAAAATGTAATACTTTTTTCCACCAAGACATGTTACTTCTTAAATTTAGAGACTGCTTTTTCCCAAAGCTCAGGCTTAAATCTTTTTACAGACCAAGCTAAAACTACTGTTACTATAATTAATGGTATTAATATATCCATATTTTACTCCTATGAAGTTTGATCAGGGGATGGTGGGAACTCAGGTAACGGTCTTGTTGGTGGTTCTCCTGAATAAGTATACAAAGCCTGTAGTTGAGGTACTGT